CTCTGAGACAGTTATTGTTCCCTGCTATTCCGTCATCCATAACTCTTTTAAGCCCTGCGCCGCTTCCTGGCGTTTTTTACGATATGAACCTTTTACCATTTTTTCGGGTTTCAACATTTATAACACTACGATTGCCTTTTACATTCGTAGTGGAGTTGAATCTATTAAGTATGGTTTTGGTGTGTTCATGGAGTATCCCTCAACTGCCGTTGCTTTGCACGCTTCATATGTTTTGTTTAAGACAGTTCTTAAATATGCATGGGTTGGTTCTACGACCCTTGTAAATTTTGTCATAAGCACGTCACATGTATCTTTATGTGTTCATTATTTAGCGTGGTTGCTTTACTTTGTTTGGTGGGTCGTTCGTCCAGTTCTTTCTTATCGTAAAATTAAAGGAGAAGTTAAAGAGGTTGAAAATTACCCCATTGATAATCCTTTATTTGCAAAGTTACCTATGTTAAGAAAAGAAGTTGATATTCATTATACTAACTGCCCTTCTTGGTGGCAAATGTTTAAAACTGTTGTCTGCGCCATTCCATTTTATGGTTTGATTGTTGGCACAGTTATCGTTTGTCTTTCCCTTCGTGGTCAAATTCCGTGGGGGTGGTTAGTTACATCAGCTAAAAACTGGTACCTGGATCATTCATTGTCTCATGATTACGAGCTTTTTGTTCGTGAATATGAGTCCAACTTGCGTAAGAAGGTTGATCCCCCAAAAAGTCAAGAGCAAATTGATCAAGACATTGTTCATCGTGAACAATTGATTCAGCAACAACGTGATGTTGCTCATCCTCCAAAGAGTCAAGATCAAATTGACCAAGAAATTGTTCATCGAGAACAATTAGTTCAACAACAACGTGATATTGCCCATCCCCCTGAAACTCAGCAACAAATTGATGAGAAAACAGTTCGTCGTGAACATGTTGCTCAAGTGGTAAGGCAAGAATTTAATTCTGATACAGATCAAATTAAACAAGTTGAACTGGCTCGTTTACAAGCCAGGGAAATGTTGTTCAATCAAGAGATGCACCAAGCACTTGAAAAAGAGCGTGTTCTTGCAGAAACAAGACATGCTGAACAATGTAATGTTGAACGTTTGGTTGAAAAAGAACGTGCACGGGCTAAAGCTCGTCAAATTGTTGGCCATGAGTCACAATTAGATATGAGTAAACAAGTACAATTTGAGCAAGGTCAATTATACCCTAATTTGACTCCACAATTGCTTAAGAAGTCTGGATTTCCAGTCGCGGCTACCCCCCAAGCTCCCGAGAGCTTGGTGTGTTCTCCTTCTGCGCCTCCTATGGAACCAGAGTCGAATCCCTCTCCTCCTTCCGCACCTTCTGCACTGCCAGTGCGTCCAGTTAATCCGTTTAAAAAATTAATTTTGGAAGCTCGGGGTTACATTATTAGTGATCTTGAGTATGAAAAAATTATGGATAAATTAGATGCGCGTTCTTATAATAGGTATCGTGATCTTATTGGTCGCGAGTTTGATAATACCTCAGCCGAAGTTATGGCTGAAGGGTATGACTATTTTAAGAGTCGTGATAACGCTGTTCGTTGGTATGATGAAAATGCCCGCGAAGCCCAACCAGGTTATAAGCGTTTAGAACAGGCTCTTGATTCCGGAGAAATACGTCTCCGGGATGTAGATTGGAAGGCCTGTGATGCAGAAGCTAAATTTACATTTATTGTTACAACTATGTGCAATCGCGCCGAACGATTAATGAAAGCGCGACAAAAACGTGATAAACAGCTTCAAGCTGATAGAGAGCAACAAGAATTAGAAAAAGATCAACGTCAAGCTGAACTAGATCGTCAGGAGATCGATTATCAAGAACGTCAAATGCGTAAGCAAAACCGTCGTGTTTTTACGCAGCAAGATATCAAAGATAAAATCGATGTTCCTTGGGATCAATTAGTTCAGGAAGATGAAGATTATTCTGAACCTGAATCTCGATTCAAACCTAATGAGCTTATTAAAGCTCAGCAAGAAGTTCGTGCTCTACGAGCTACTGTGGCTACCTTGAAGGCGCAAGTCTTACAAGGCCACATGAAGACTGTTACACAACCAGAAGCATTGGCTTCATCAGTAACTGATAGTACTCCCGTTTCCGGTCCTATTTCCAAACGTGCAATTAAAAGACGGAAACGACAAGAGTCCCGTCAACAACCTAATAAGGTTGTGAAACCTGAGAGTTATCATGCTGATTGCCCCCCTTATTATATGTTCCCAACTATAACAATTAACAATACTACAAATAATGTTACTACAGAAATTTGCCGTGTTGATTGTTTGCCAAGTGGATTCATGATAGTAAAACATGCGTGGTTGGAATGGAAAGACCATCCCTTATTCTTTATGGTTAGGGGAGAAAAGGTCATGTTGCCATTGACTGACGTAAAGGTTGAAGATTGTGGTGAAGATTTAGTTTTTGTCTATGCACCTATACCTGGTGCTAAATGTCTTAAGGAAGAATATTTTGCCTCGCCCGTTAAAGGACCTTGTGCAATTTTCCTTAAGAACGCTACCAATGGTATGTTTGGTCAATCCCAGTCCAACATAGACAATATTGCTAATGGACAAGTAGTTCATGGTTTGAGCACTGCAGTTGGCGATTGTGGACAGCCTATTTTGTGGTTTGACGTTAAGACTAATCAAACTAAAATAGTTGCTATTCATAATCGTAATTGTGGTGGTACCATTCCAATTCTACGTCCAGAATTTTTTCGTACCTTTAAGGATTGTGCTCAGCAGAAAACGACTGCCACAGCATCCACCGGAAAATTCTTTGCGGATCCCAGTTCCGCCCCACATCAAAAGTCCTCTGGCACCCATCGGAGGACTTCCTCTTCCTCGCACTAAATTAGTTGTGCAAGAGGAGTTGGGCGATTATGGTCCAGCTCCTTTAGATGCCGATTCTTTATGGAACGGCGTCTCTAAATTTAATCACCCGCAATATTGTATACCCTATGAGTGTTACGATTATTTGCTTGATGGTTTGGATATGTTCTTTCCATTCGCATCACTTCATAACCAAGAAATTACTCTTAAAGACGCTATGCTTAAGTGTCTAGAACCTGAACATTGCAAGAAATCGTGCGGATTTCCAAGTAATTTGCACGGGTTTCAAACTAAAGAGCAAGCCCTTATGGAAGACATCCTTCGCGCATTTTCAGCCCCTTCAATTCTGTGTTCTACACTGAAGGATGAGTTGAGAAAGTATGGAAAGGATAGTCGGTTTTTTAGGCCTAGTAGCCTAAAAGATTATATTAGGGGTCTTATTATTTGCAATACTCTTAATGAGTATATTGCAGATCAACTCTTTACTAGTCCCGTGTTTTGTAAATTTGCTAGTCCTGGTTATGATCTTAGTACCTTGTATCAAACCCTTTTTGAGTTTGGTGCTACATTCGGTTTGGATATTCAACAGCATGATGCCCACTTCCCTCTGGCTTTTGCCGAGATTATATGTCTATGGCGAATTCTTCGTGGTTCCGATTACAAAGAGACCAAGTCATATTATCGTGATATGTACAATGGTTATACTTTGGTTGGAGGTTGGTTATTCAACCTTATCGGGATGCCTAGTGGGCACGTGTGCACAACAATTGACAATTGCCTTTGTAATATATTGGCGATTTTGTATTGTTGTTGGAGACTTGGATGGAAACTTGAAGAAGTTCGTGAAAATCTTAAGTTCTTTTGTTGTGGAGACGATCTCGTTTGGTCCACAAATACTGAACTTAGGCCTAAAATTCTTCAAGTGTTCTATAACGAGTTAGGTATGTATCCTGAGTTTAATTCTTGGGAACCCGACCATATTTCATTTGTTGGTACTACTCCAGTGTTTGTCAACGGGTGTTGGCGTTATTATTATAACGTTGAAAAACTTAATTCCTCCGCAGGAGTTGTTCGTAAAAGTTTTACCCCCATTGATAAGCTGGCTAAATTGGTTGGTTTATATATCTTATCTTATTATTCCGAATATGCTCCTGTTTTTAAGGAGCATATTTGGCGGCATATTCAAAGACATGAACGTTTTATTAATGTTCAAGATCCTAATGTCGCTGCATTAATGGTTTATGTTTGTTCTGATTCCGCAGTTACTGAGCTGTACGATCGGTTTGAGTGTAGTAGAAAGCTACACTCGAGCCTTCGTATTGTTGTGTAAGGTTTCTTTTCTTTCCTTATACTTAAACGGTTGGATCCATTAAATGTGTACACACAGCCGTTTAAAACTCATGCAAACGCCCAATCTCACTCAATCTGGTACGTGTTGGCTTAATAATGCTTTGGACCCCTATTCTGATTATCAGCAAGAACGTCGTGGTTATTGTGATAGTACGTCGCTTCCTAGCGTCGTGCAAGTGTTTAACTCCCAGGCAACTGTTACAGTTCCTGCAGGAGTCGTTGGCAATTATGACTGTTCAGTGAACTTCACTGGACTCGATGCCTATAGCGCTACCAATATGTGTAACGCTATATCTCCTGCTTCTTTCGCAACTTACGATTCTGGTGCAGCAGCTGCCAATTCCATTTCTTCAGTTACTATTTGTACTGCTGCAAGCGGTACAGCATTGAACTTGTATGGAGTTGGTGTTACTAAAACTATGATGCAGACTCGTCAAGTGTCCGATTGTCCTGGACGCCTCATTGGTATTGCCTTTGAGGTTCACAACACCACTGCGGAAATCTACAAACAAGGTACTCTTGTTTGTTGTAGACCACCCTCTGTTCGAATGCAACAGAGTAGTGTGACTGCATATGATTCCAACTTCACAAACGATCCATGTAGTTTTACTACTACATGGTTGCCATTGCCTCCTAATACTATTTCTGCAGCTCGTTCTGTTCCTGATAGTAGTCAATGGAAAGCTAGTGAAGGTTGTTATTGTATTCCTCGATTAAATACAGAGGTTATTACTCCTGGTGAATCTCATATTGCACAAGCTGGTGTGAGTTTGATAGGTGTTGCTGGTGCTGTTACTTCAGCACAAGCCCTGCATTCTTACCCAACTGTTCTGACACAAACTGTCGGTGTAGCACCGAGCCCTTTGTTAAAAGGGTTTCAGCCTATTTTCACCAGACCTTTGGTCTCATCCTTTACGCCTTTGACAGCATTTTTTGGTGGGCTTAGTAATGAGTCCACCTTAACTGTTAATTTGCGTGCTATTGTTGAGTACTTTCCTCCTCCTGGTCACAACTTGCTGACTTCAGCTAAGCCTAGTGCTATGTATGATCCCACGGCACTTCAGGTTTATTCTGCTACTTGTTATGCAGCTCCTTATGCTGTTCCCGTTGGACAAAACGATGCTGGAGATTACTTTCGCAAAGTTTTGTCGGCCATGTCTAAGATAGCTCCTTATGCAGCTGTCTCATTGAAGCCTTTTGCCCCTGGTGCTTCTTTTTTAGTTAGCACGGGCGGCAAAATGGCCGCCCTTGGCGCTCAACGTATTAAGGCTCGTCAGCAGAAGAAAAAGCCCACGGTCGTTGACACGAGCATCCGCCTCTCGGTCGTCACCACGGGCACCGGCATCGAGGTCAGGGGAACGACCGCGCTCCCCGCCTCGCCCGTGCTGAGCGGCATCTCCGTCAGGGTCGGCGCCAACGCCACCGTGACCTCCGCGACGACCACCACGACGCACACCTTCTCCATCGTGGGGTTCAAGTCGGCAGGGGCCGACCTGGGGACCCTCGCGGACATCGACGTCGCGCTGGGCGAGGGTCTGGTCGCCACGCTGAGCTCCAACTCCAACCCGAAGCTCACGCTGACCTTCGGGGCCGTGGGCATCAGGCTCGAGGGCGCCACGACCCTGGACGCCTTCGACAACGTCACGGTGCGCGGCGACGGGCTCGTGGCGTCGGTGACCTACACGGGCACGGGCTCCGCCAGCGTGGCGTCCACGAACTCGATCGTGGGCCTGAGCAACGCCATCGCCTCGAC